CCGCTTAATCTTATGATTACCCTCACAAAAAGCTCTCGGACTCGCAGAAACATACGATTCCCATGAGTGTTTGCTGTCCCAATCTTGATTGTCATACAAAGGATTACTGTATCCTGATACTGCTACAAAACCTTTCATGTGAAAGACAAGATCAAGAAATTTTTTATGCTCACTGATACCCATCTCATGTTTAAATGTTCCGCGAAACGCATCTACATATGGCGGGTCACAATAAAAAACTGTTTCGCGACTGTCGTAGTCTTTCATTAGATTATAGTAATCTAAATTCTCAACTTGAACACGCATGAATCTTTCATGTATTAGTGGAAAATCTTTTATCTTTGTTTGTATTCTACCTGCTAATGTGCCACCCTTTGTAGCACGACCAAAATTACGTCCTAAACTTGAGAAAGAATATATTGTCATATAGTACCAACGTGCAGCACGTTCGACATCATCTTCTACATTCTTCCATGTTTCTTTACACCAACACCATTCTTCTCGCGAATGGACTGTCAATGCTAAACGATCATATAATCTATCTAACTTGTCCTTCTCACGTATGCAACGATAAAAAGAAGTAACACCTCCATAACGATCATTATACACCTCCAATCTACATTTAGGCCGAGCTAATAAAACGGCTGCTGATCCACCAAACGGTTCAACATAGGTGTGCCTAATAGGTAATAATGGAAGTATATTAGCTATTGATCTTGACTTCCCACCAGGGTAACCAAATGGCGCACGTAATATTCTTTCTTTTTCTGGTTCTGATGTTTGATTGTCTAAGTCATTAAGTAAATCAAATAAGCCACTCATTTATTATCTCCTTCACTTGAAGCCTATAATCTTCCAATGGTAAGTCATTAATTATAAATGTATCAATGTACTTAGCATCTACACCGCTTTCACTTGCATGTGTAGTGTTAAAGAATAATGTAAATGGATTTGGAATCTTAAACAGGCTTCTTGGTTCCGGTCTTATAACTTCAATAACAATACCACCCATTTCTTTAACAGCTTCGGCTTCATTGTCAAAACGAATGTCATCTACTATTATAACTTCCTTACCATTTGATATGTCTTGATCTACTTTTTCTTTCCAACGTTTTACCCAGTAGTCATAATCAATACATTCACGGCATAACTCTGTACCAAGCAATTGTAATAGTCGTCTGCCTTTTTCATCCTTCTTACCGTTCCATCCGAGGTTTGTTGCAGCCTCTTTTAAAGACTCTGCAAACGGTCGTCTAGATACAAGGAATCTGTTAAAGAGTTCTGAAGCTGCCTCTCCTGCTGTCGTTTTACCATGTTGCATTTTGCCAGTAAATCCTATAATTTTCATTCTACTTTTCTCCTTTCTTAATAGTACCGTAGTACCAATTGCCTGCTGATGCTTCAACTTTTAAATGTTTTATTGGGCGCACGTAGACACCAACAAATTTCTTATTTGGTAATTCCACAAATTGTGCAAACTCGTTCTCAAAAGCATACATCAGTTGTTTTCTTTGTGATTTAGATAATGTATCTAATACACTTTTAATTGAAATATCCATCTTTTACAATAAGTTTCTCTTTAATGTTGTGTTCAGAGCCTCTCCACCCTACATTACCAATATATATCTGACCATCTTTTCTAACTCTAGCCTTAGGGTATTGTGGTGGAAGCTCTTTGCCGATTCGAATCTTAGTCCATCTTGAAGTTTCTTCAGGGTCAAGCCACTCAATATATCTTTCATAGAATTCGCTAAACTTAATTTTACAACCATCGGCTTGCTCACACTTTTCTAATAAGAATGATTCCAATGCTGTCTGATTAAGTTGTTGCACGATCATTTTATCTTCTGTTGTAATAACTGGTACATTAAGTCTATCAGGTGACGGCGGTATTTCAAGATTTATAATCTCAGACAAGAAGTCTGGCGCTTCTTTCTCTAATAACGGCATTAATTTTTTCTTAGGTACTAATGTTAATGGATCAATCTCATCAACATAACTCATAGTGATCCGTGTGTCCCCTGGAAATACAGGGCAATGATCATGATTATTTGCACATTGGCAAAAGTGTGTAGTATTAGGCACATGATAGGGTGTTTTACCTTTAGCATGAATTAGTAACTGTCTCGATGTAACCCAGTCTTTAATCCTGTTTCTTGCTACTGCATGTTTCTTTAAATTTGTTTCTTCAACTACACTTATTATTGCACCTTCAAGTTCGCCGTTAAAACCTGCTTGACTTATTAGTGCAGCATCAGCACGCATGTAGCCTTTTGTTAGTAGCAAAGATAACCCCTCATGGAAAATACTTTTACCAGAGTTCTCTGGTCCGTAGAAAAATAAGTACGGTAAAGGTTCTAATGGTTCTTGAAACAATGAAGCAATCCAGCACTTCAAATAGTCTGCACCATTTAAAATACCATTAGCACGACACCACGCATTTGTTTTTATAGATTCATCTAATCCTTTACCACAGTGTTGCAAAATTGACAACCAATTATCATACTTTAGATCATTAGAATATATTGTAGGCTTATATCTTAATTGCGCTGCATTACGATTCCATTCACGGTTGCCGGGATACTCAGGCTGAAACGGTTTGTTTACAACCTTCCACGCTTTAAAAATACTTGATCCAAGAATCTGTGTTACTTCTTTATTGTTATGCCCTAATGACTGTAAAGCAATTCTTATATGCGTAAGAGGTTCTGCTCTCCATACATTATCAGATTTAATCATCCATCCATAATCTTCATCTGATTCTGTAACAAGATGCCTTGATATATCATCAAAGTTTCCTACGTCTGGTTCACTTGGTGACATGTTACTGACATTATATATACGTACCCAATTTTTATTTTTAGGTAGCCAGTTAGACATTTCGTCAGCACGATCTTGTGGATCATGTGTAACTTCAACAATCAGCCTACCGTCTTTATGTTGTTTTAATTTAGTTTTACGTCCCATAAGTGCCGGTGCTACATTGACATTAACTCCTAGTAACTGTGCTGCCTTAATAGCGATTTCAGCCTCACGAAAAATGAATCCGCCTGTTGGGTCTTCAAGCCCACCAAAAGCCCTTGCTGCTGTAATAAGATCAGGATCACGATTCAAGTAACAATGAGTCCAACCTGCTCTGTCCTGCGTCCAAGAATCATGCTCCTGAACGCCAGGTGTAAAACGACGTACTGTCCACGCGCCACGACGAAGCGGGAAACAGAAACAATTTTGCTCATTAAGATTTGAACCTGTACTTGTTGTATTAAAGTACCCCTTAAGATTTAAATCATTGTGTGCTTTCTTTAATGCCCATGTATGAGTCACCAACATATTCTGATCTTGATCCCACCACCATATAGGATTTTCTTCCTTTAGAAAATTAATAACTTTACGATGCTCTGAATCTAATTGTACCTTAGGGAATTGACCAGCCAATTCTTCAAAAATATCTGCACGGCCAGACTCTTCAATACTTTGTGGCAAATTCTTTCTTCTGTTACCAGTAACAACTTTAATATGATCTTTCCAGTTAGCAGGTATATCATCTAATACTGCACCTTGTTTTATGATTTGTAATCCGTTTGTACCTGCCATCTTACGATGCCATACCCACATATTACCACCGCAAGAATCTACTTTAGATACAAAATTAAAACCTGTAAGTGCAGACATTTTTCCAAGAATAGAACGGGCAAGTGCAGCGTGTTCATGATGATTCTTTGTATCAACGTCATCAAGAAATACATAAAGATGTAAGCCCTTACCAGATGTTGATCGCCGTACTGTAACCCAGTCAATATTTGATGCTTCTTCTTTTACTTGTTCTAATTCTTCATTGGTAAGTTTCTTACAATGTTTATCTGAATGACCGACTATTGCATCGAAGTCAAATGCTACCCATTTTGAACAACGATTCTGCCAATCCCAACCAGTCATACCTATTGCTTCAACATGCTCGGCTAAGTCAAATTTGATTACCGCATCTTTATATTCTGGTTTTGAATAAGCCTTGTACGGTATTCTAAAAGATTTCCACGTCGTCAGTCCATCGGTCCAACCATGCCACTTTCTACCTTTAAAATCTCCATCTACTCTTTCCCCTCCGTCTTGTGCTACATTGACTTGACACTCCATCCCAATATGATATAGATCACTTAAATCTTTATGCGTGACCCGTTCAAGATACTTTTTAATAGCCTGCGATTTTGTTGGGTTCATATGATTTCAAATCTTTTTTCTGATTCTGTGAAGTTGCCAAAATGATTTGATTACTGTAGTAATCAAATCTTTTTCATGGTTGCCTGTAAATTGAATTGTTTACTATATATAAGGATATAATGAGCAATTTTCAAGTTTTTTCTGAATACTTTAAAAAGTATTTATTTTAGTTTTTCTAATAAATTCAAATAGCTTGACAATATACTGAATGGATAATTTTATATTGTTTTACATATTTAATATTACTATATACCTTTTTATATATAGCGATATAGGTATAAAGTATTCAGTAAAGTAGTAAGGTATTTAATATCATTAAACATATGCTTTGAATACTTTTGAATACTTTTAAAAGTATTCAATATACTGTTTTTATTACAAATAAAAAATAAAAATAATACTTGAATATTGTTTAAAATATCCTTATATATAGTGAGGCATATATTTACCTTGTTTATTCCTATCACTTTTTTAAACCAAAATTTAAAAAGTAATTGAATCAAATCTATTTTGATTTGATTACAGAACGCAAGATTTCAAATCTTGTCGAATTACCAACCTCAACTTATTTAAAGGAGAAATGATTATGGGAAATCTGCAAAGTGTTCAACTTAGTGAGATCAGAGAGAATCCGGTTGCACTAAGGACTGTAAACCGCCAGTCTGAAGACTATCTTGGATTGGTAGACTCGATGAAGAATCGAGGATTCTTGGGCGCGATTACTGTTCGAGAAAAAACAGATGCAGAATCTGGTCAAAAGTATTATGAATTGGTAGACGGTCTTCACAGATTCTCCGCATCTAAAGATGCCGGACTGGAGAATATCAATGTTGATATCGTTGATCTGGACGATGACTCCGTACTGGAGGCGCAAATCCTGACGAATATCCATAAGGTAGAAACACGACCTGTTGAATACTCTAAACAGTTGTTGAGAATCCTGTCCCGCAATCCGCTTATGACAGAAGCAGAGCTGGCATCTAAACTTGGTAAAAGCCCTCAGTGGGTCGGTGAGCGCCTTGGCCTCACCAAGATTGATAATCAAGAAATTGCTGGTCTTGTTAATGATGGCAAAATCAAACTGGCAAACGCCTACGCATTGGCCAAACTTCCGCCGGAAGAAATGGCAGATTTCGTTGATCGTGCCATGACCTTACCGCCTGATGAGTTTGTACCGGCAGTTAATAGTCGTGTTAAAGAAATTCGCGATGCCAAACGTAAAGGCAAAGACGTTGCCCCGCAAGAGTTCCAACCTGTAGCACACCTGCAAAAGATGCGCGACATCAAAGAAGAATTAGATGCCCTTAATATTGGTAAAGCACTTATCTCTTCAACAGGCGCAAAAGATGCAATCACCGGATGGAAATTGGCTATTCAATGGAGTCTGCATCTTGATCCGGAATCTATCAAAGCACAAAAAGCGAAAGATGAAGAACGTCGGCAGGCTCGCGAAGCAGCTAAGAAAAAACGTGCCGCTGACAAAGCCGCGAAGCTGAAAGCTAAAGCTGAAGAAAAAGCTAAAGAAGCCGCAGCCGCAGCAGAGCAAGCAGCCGCAGAATTAGCTGAGTAGTACAAACATAAACTGAGAATCAATAACCGAGAACTGAGAAACGAAAGGCAAAAAGAATGAAAATTTTTAATCCTGTTTTTGATGGCGAACTTATTAGTGTAGGTGATAAAGCAGTAGCACAAACTGAAGATGATAAGATGTTTCAAGCTGCAACAGGTGGTGGAGATTATCTGCCACGATTACAGCTCATGACGTCGGCGTCCGAAGTATGTAAAAAAGGTGAGTTTCCAATCAATCATTTTGCTATTGTAAGAGATCAGAATTATCATGATGTAGGTGAGTCGCTTGATCTACTTGTCATCGCATGGCGTCCGAAAGCTATGGAGATGGATGAAGAAGTAATCACAAGTTTTGACCCGACAACAGAATTGTTCCAAGACATTCAAGCCAGATCAAGTCAAGCGGATTCCGGCTGTATGTTTGGACCTGAGTTTCTGTGTTACGCACCGGATCATGATGTTTATACTACATTCTTCATGGGGTCTAAGAGTCTTAGACGTGAGGCTCCAAACATGAAAGCGCGCCTTCAAAAAGCAGCAACATTAAAACCGAAACTGATCGAAACAAAGAAGTATTCCTGGTACTCAACGATTGTAACGGCATGTTCAACGCCGTTCGACGTCCCGCCTAATGAAGACATTCTCGCACAGGTAGAGAAGTTCAAAAATCCGCCTGAGCCTGAAATCGAAAAAGCCGCTGATGATAGTGGTGATGATAGAGCAAGATAAGTAGATAGCCCATGATTAACTGGCGTACCTGCACTTCATAGGGTGTTTGGTCGCATCCTACAGACTTGTGTGTGGGTACGCCTTTCTTGCGGGGTAGAGTAACGGTAACTCGGTAGGTTCATATCCTGCGTCATATGTGGGTTCGATTCCCATCCCCGCACCCTAAAGGATTGTCAATGTTCAATATTGAAGTATTTCCAATTGCTATAACTAAATGTAATTGGAAGTCATATATAGATAGCGTTAAAGATATTTTAGAAATTAGTCCTACACGTGGTCTTGACGCTATTAATATGAATATTGATAATCCTGCGGCTTATCTTGCAACACTTGACTTAGAGAATAATCCATTAGTACAACTTCGGACACCTAATAATACTTTCGATCATTTCATGATAAGTGTTATTACTGTTTTGGATGACGCTACGATTTTACATCTTAATGTAACAGGATTAAAAATCATACATAAGGCGAAACACCCAAACATTAATATTGTAATACTAACAGGAACCATGAATGAATGGCTAATAGCTTTAAAATGTAGATCAGTGGAATCTACTTTCAAGACTGTTCGCCTGACAATGGATGCCTGTTATAAATGTTTCGAAAGACTAGGCTTTAAAGAGGTACTATCGACACTTAAAAAATAATATTATAGGAGTGTGATGGAAGTTATAAAAGTAAAGGTAGGACGCTACCTTAAACCGATCCAGCTTATTTATAAAGGCGACCGAATCTTCCTTAAGTTTAAGTATAATAAAAAACTTATTGAAGAAGTTCGTAGTTTTGATGGCCCTAAGTGGCATGGCTATGACGAACCGCCACGGAAGATTTGGTCAATAAAAAACTCCCCACGAAATTTATTTCAATTACAATATTTAGATGTTAATTCGCCTGACCCGTATGCCCATTACGACAGGCCATTAGTAGATTATACTCCAAGACGTACCTTATACAGTCATCAGGTCAAATTGCTCCGCCACGCAATTACATACTGTCACTGTATATTTGCCGCCGAAATGGGCTTAGGCAAAACTCTGGTCGCCATAGAGTTAATGGAGTATGTCAAAGATAAATTCGGATTAGCGAATCATGAAGCATGGTATATCGGTCCTCGCTCAGGCATCCGTGCCGTGAATCTCGAATTATCTAAATGGCGATCAGAAGTTTTGCCAGAAATGTATACGTATGAGAAGCTTAAAAATATTCTGAGCAATTGGACAGACGGCGCACCGCCTCCTAAAGTAGTTATCTATGACGAATCGTCAAAAATAAAAACACCAACAGCACAAAGATCACAGGCATCTATGCACCTTGCTAACGCAGTACGTGAGCATTGGGGCTACGAAGGTTTCATAATCGAAATGTCAGGGACACCTGCCCCTAAGAGTCCTGTAGATTGGTGGCATCAGTGTGAGGTAGCATGTCCCGGATTTATAAAAGAAGGCAATGCTAATAAGTTTAAGGCCAGATTATGTTTATCCGAGATGCGGGAGTCTATGTCCGGTGGCCAGTATCCGCATATTATTACATGGTTGGATGATGAAAATAAGTGTGCAATATGCGGGCAGCGTGAGCATGAAGGTAATCATGATGAGCTATTTGGTGTTGAAGGCGTCCATAAATTTGAAAATTCTAAGAATGAAGTAAACTTTCTTTACAAGCGTATGGGTGGTCTTGTGTTAGTACAATTCAAAAAGGATTGTTTAAAAGACTTGCCTGAAAAGCGTTATGAAGTTATTAAAGTAAAGACAACACCTTCGATTCTTAGAGCAGCCAAGATGATTCAAAAGACATCGAAGCGCGCCATTGAAGCCTTGACGCTATTGCGCGAGCTTTCAGACGGATTCCAATACACTGAAAAAGCGGTAGGCAAGGTCACTTGTGGGTACTGTAATGGTAACAAGGTGACAAAAGTTATGGTTCCAAAAGAAGAGTATAATGCTGAGAACCCAACACCGATTAAAGAAATCTCTGCTGATGACTTTGAAGAAAAGGAGCTTATCTGTGATAACTGCGGCGGGTCTGGTGAAGTTACAAAATATGAAAGGGATATTACAGAAATATCCTCACCAAAAGATGCTGAGTTTATTGATCTACTTGACCTACATGATGACGTTGGCAGGTTTATTGTTTGGGGCGGTTTCACTGGCACTATTGATAGACTATGTAATATAGCTCAAAGACACGGTTGGGCTGTTCTTCGAGTCGATGGGCGCGGTTACTTAGCAACAGATGCTATGGGTGAACAAGCAGATGATAATGAGTATTTAAAAGCTATGGATGCCAGTCATCCAGATAAAAGAGACTTATTACATAAGATTCCTAAACTCTGTTTTGTTGGTCATCCACAAGCAGGTGGTATGGCATTGACTCTGACAGCAAGCCCTACTGAATTATTCTATTCAAACTCGTTTTCAGGAGAGGCGCGTATGCAGGCTGAAGATAGATTCCATAGGCCGGGAGCAGATGAGAATCGCGGTTGCACGATTATTGATCTTATTCATTTACCTTCTGATCAAATTGTGTTAGATAACTTAAAGAAGAAGAAGAAACTACAAACACTATCAATGACAGAATTAGCAGAGGCGCTAGATGAAACTTGACGAAGGTGACAAGATTGTAATACTGACAGAGGAAGGCGAGGAAGCCGTAGTAATTAAGGAAGTGTACTCTAAAAACTGGTCGTTTAAGGTGCGATCATTAGAAAAAAAAGATACATTTTATTATATTAATAAACAAAAGATTGTGAGGAAAATTGAACCTTAAAAATATAATTAAAAATAAATATTATAAGTATAAGGATACTCCATTTACTCTTACAAGTGGAAAAGAAAGTAATCATTATTTCGATTTAAGACCATTACTTAATAATCCAAAAGAACTTGGAATGGTAACTTACCACTTTTGTAAAGAAGTTGTTAAGTATGATATAGACTGTATTGGTGGTATGGAAACTGGAGCAATACCTTTATGTACTGCAACAGCATTAACATTGTATTATAATAAAATAATGTTCTTGAATACATTTTTTATAAGGAAAAAAGCAAAAGAACATGGAACAAAATCATTAATAGAGGGACGCGGAACAAGGGGCATAGTCATTGATGATGTTTTAACAACTGGTGGATCTATAAAAAAATCTATTGACATTGCTCATAAATATGGTATAGATATTGTAGCTGCATTAGTTATAATTGATAGACAAGAATGTGAGATTAAATTACCAAACTTATTTAGTATTTTTAAAAAGGAGGATTTTTTATGAAGGTGCAAGACATACCATTGACAGATATACATGCTGATGATACTTTTAATTGTCGTGGAGTTATTGCTCCAATAGATGTTATTGATTTGGCTAAAGATATTAAAGAACGTGGACTAATACAGCCGGTAACATTGGCTCCTTATGACGAAGAAAAACAAAAAGAAACAGGGTATAAGTATCGTTTGCTTGCAGGCTTCAGAAGATTTACAGCATTCAAAGTAAATCAATCAGCACGTATTCCTTCTATTGTACGTCCGGACATGATGGATGAAATCAATGCCAGATATTTTAATCTGTCTGAGAACATTCAACGAAAAGACTTAAACGTATTGCAAGAAGCTCAAGCATTAAAGGTGTTAAAAGACCTTGGTGTATCTGAGGTTGAAGCCGCAGACAAACTCGGCAAAACTCGTGGCTGGATTCAAATTAGATATCTTTTGCTTAAACTTCCTGACCCTATTCAAAAAGAAGTAGCAGCAGGATTCATAAATCAAACTCAAGTACGTGAATTATACACTGTAAAATTGCGCGAAGGCGAAGATAAATGTTTTGAAGCCGCAAAACAGATTAAAGAAGCAAAACAGCGTGGCCGTACAATATCTGTAAAACCTAAAGGCCCGCAAAACTCAAAGCGCCATCGGAAACGTGGAGAAATATTCCAGATGATGGAACATATTCAAGACTCAGGAATCGGTAACGGCTTGTGGACTCGCGCTCTTGCATGGGCAGCAGGTGAGATTTCTGATCAAGATTTCGATGCAACATTAAGAGTATATGCTGCAGATAATGGCATAACATACGTGGGGCAAATTAATGGATAATTATTTCATAGATACAGAAACTGTGGGATTCCACGGGCCTGTGATTCTACTTCAATACGCTATCAATGATGGCCCTATTGATTTATGGTCTGTATGGGAGGAACCAGTCTATGCTACTATGGAATTGATTGAAGAACTTTGCATGAATAATGTAATAGGATTCAATTTATCATTTGACTGGTTCCATATATGTCAATTGTATACTACTTTATCACTATTAGATAAGGATCGTGAACCTGATATCATAGAGTATGCTTACGCGGAGCCTGAAGCACGTAAAGGATTATGTCTCAAGCCTGCTTCATGTTTCGATATTATGCTACATGCTCGCAAAGGCGAGTACCAATCTACAATGAATCGCGGTGATATAAGAATCAAGAAAGTACCTACGGCATTAGCGTGGCTTATTGTAGATGAGCTTAATCAAAGAATACCGTTAAAGGATGTCTATTTTGCAAGAAGAAAAGATAAAACAATCCGCTGGCAAGTATTTGACATTACTAATGATCTTGGTGATATTAATCCTGAATTTAAAGATATTGTACTCAAGTTTTCTCCGTCGAGTGCGCTCAAAGCATTAGCAGGTGACGCTCTCGGTGTAGATACTGAGAAGATTAAACTGTTTGCAGATGTTGACCTACCACCTAAAGCACGCCCTATTGAAATAGGCTATGCTCCATTCGCATTAGCACCTTACAAAAATAAATATGGTCGCATAGTCTACCCATCAAAAGACAACTGGCGTGGCAAGTGGCCAGAAGTAATTAGAATGCACATTAGCCATTGGACTTTTAACTCTTTAGCAAGGGAGTACGCAGAGGATGATGTTAAATACACAAGAGATTTATATAAATATTTTGGTAGCCCTGACAGCAATGACGACGATTCAATTCTGGCTTGTATGGTTGGAGCCGTCCGTTGGAAAGGTTTTCGCATTGATAAAGAAGCCATTCAAAAGCTTAAGGAAGATTTGGAATCGTTTTTAAGAAGCATACCATTCAACTATAATGCTCCTGTTGTTTGTCGTAGATACCTTGAACAAGTTATGGATGAAACAGAGAAGCTTGCAATACGTGAGTCTACTAAAGCAATCATATTAGAAGAAATTGCCACATGGACTCTTGATGAGGTATGCGATGAATGTGGAGGCATGGGTTGTCAAGAATGTAATGAAGGTACAGTACCTACAGATAAAAAGCATCCTGCTGCAGAACGTGCAAAGCTAATATTAGATGCTCGACATGCTAAAAAGGAAATAGAAAACTATGAGAAATTATTATTCGCTGACAGATTTCATGCCTCTTTTAATGTCATTGGCACTCTTAGTAGTCGCATGTCTGGGGCTGATGGCCTCAATGCTCAAGGTATTAAAAGAGCTAAGGATGTACGTCAGTGTTTTCCACTCAGTGATCCATCTCATATTCTCTGTGGTGGTGATTTTGCTGGCTTTGAAGTTTGCTTGGCTGATGCTGTCTACTCTGACCCAATGCTTCGAGAAGATCTTTTAAGTGGTAAAAAGATTCATGGTTTGTTTGGTCAATACTTGTTTCCACATATGTCATATGAAGAGATTGTTGCTACCAAAGATACAGCTAAGAATCCAGAGGATGACTTATACAGTAGGTCAAAGAACGGTGTCTTTGCTCTGATATACATGGGTGAAGCATACACATTAAGCAACCGTGTTGGTGTACCAGAGCATGTAGCTGAAGAAGCCTACCAGAGATTCATAACAAGATACAAAGTCTTTGGCGAAAAGCGTAAGAAGTATGCTGATATGTTTGCAAGTATGAGACAACCTGGAGGAATCGGTACCGCTGTTGAGTGGCATGAGCCTCATGATTATATTGAATCAATGTTTGGATTCCGTCGTTACTTCAGTCTTGAAAACCGTATCTGTAAAGAACTTTATAAACTGGCTGAGAAGCCACCGAAACAATGGCAAAATATTAAAGTGCGTTTGACAAGACGAGACAGAGAACAAACAGCAAGTGGCGCGGCTCGATCAGCATTGTTTGCAGCAGCATTCGCGTTACAAGCAGCAAACATGCGGGCAGCGGGAAACCATGTAATACAAAGTAGTGGTGCTCAAATGACAAAGATGCTACAACGTAGACTATGGGATTTACAGCCGATAGGCATTAATCATTGGCGAGTACAACCTATGAATGTTCATGATGAAATTATGCTACCGGCTGACCCATCACAGTTAGACAACATTACAAAGATTGTTGAAGACTTTGTAGAAGAATACCGAGCATATGTACCGTTGCTCGAAATTGATTGGGCTAATGGTATAAAATCATGGGCAGACAAATAAGGAGATAACAATGGATGACAGTCTTTACTTTTACAAAGCAATTGTTACAAAAGTCTATGACGGTGATACTATTACTGTTGATCTTGATCTTGGATGTAATGTTATATTTTCTGATGCCAAAATTCGACTGCTCGGCATCAACACGCCTGAAATTAGGGAAATTTCGGGAATCGAAGTTAGAGACTACGTTGCAAAAAGAATCCTTGGCAAAGAAGTAATTATCAAAACAAAGAAAGATAAACGTGGTAAATATGGTAGATTATTAGGAACAATCTTCTATAAAGGAGATAACATAAACGCCGAGCTATTGGAAAAAGGAATGGCTCTACCATACTAGGAGGAAATATGGAAGAACTTAAACAAAAAACAAAAGCGTTCATTGTAGAGAGTGAAGAAATTATTGACGTAGTTAAACAGATACAAAAAGACCGTAGTTTAGCAGGGCTATTAACTAACATTGATAAAATCGGAAACTTTGTCATTGATACTATAATCCTTGTCGAACTCGCAGCAAAAGAAGTTGAAGGATTAAAATCAAAAGAGAAACTTGAAACAGCAGTAAGCATCATTGATGACGCAATTAAACTACCGTGGTATCTTGAATTCTTTGACGGGCCTATCTTGAAATTGATTGTGAGCCTTGGTGTAGATTATATGAATAAAGTCGAAGGTAAAAATTGGAACCTTGACAAATACATGGCAAAGCTGAAAGAGGGGAAAGTATTTATTAAAGGTTTATTATAATAGTTTGGGTGCTACGACACCAAAAGGGAGTTCAACCTAAAAAGCCTCTCACGGTCGAATAGCACCCAGTTCAAAAGGAGTTATTAATGAATAAAGACCTCAAACCTACAGAAGAAGTTGGATATAGATTCCGTTCATTCTACATACCGAAACGTATGATGTATGACATTGAACGCTATACCAATAACCGAGTCCTCCCAGGACAATTCCTACAAGCAATAATCAGTAATAATTTAAGAGAAGCATGTGCTCGCGCTGATGATGAAAATCTACAGAACTTACCAGCGTATGTTGCGTACTTCTATAACCGTGCGCCCAACGGTTGTTGGGGCAGCAGA